CACACGACCTCCTTGCGAAAGGTAAGGTCGGGCCTGGGGCTAACGCCCTTGCTTCTGGAGGCGACTTCTATACGAAGTTGTTCTCCTCTAAGCTATCCTGTAGTGATCTATCTTTGTACCATTGGTACAAGAGCTACATTAAAGCATACCCAGAATGGGACTCGGCGGAATCTTTCCGGGAGTCCAACTACGGGCCAGCTCATGTAGTTCAAGGTAGTCGTTTAGCCTTTGTTCCGAAAAACGATGAGATCTCTAGGTGTATATGTATAGAACCCACTCTGAATACATTTTTTCAGCTTGGATTCGCATACCACCTTGAACGAAGATTATCCGAGAGATTTGGTATCTCCCTGGTTAATCAGCAATTCAAGAATAGAGACCTCGCGTGCCTTGGTTCGATTACAGATAACTTATCTACTATAGATTTGTCGTCTGCTTCGGACTCGATATCTTTACCGATGCTCAAATGGCTTCTGCCAAATGATTTCTACATGATGCTTAAAAAGTATCGTTGTAGTTCGGTTGAGGTGCCGGGGCACGGCAGTGTACAGTTGAATATGATCTCTACAATGGGTAACGGTTATACGTTTCCATTGCAAACCATAATCTTCTGTTCTGCAGTCGTCGCGTGTTTTAAGTTTAGGGGAATACCCTTCACAAAAACCACGTCCGCGAGTCTATGGGGTGTTAATGGGGATGACATAATTGTACCTCGTTCCATAACGAGGGATGTCATCTTCCTCTTAAAACTCCTTGGATTCTCGGTTAATGACGATAAGACCTTTGTAGAAGGTCCGTTTAGAGAGTCTTGCGGCGCTGACTTCTTCAATGGCACCAATATTCGCGGTGTCTACTTGAAAAGTCTAAAAGGCGACGCAAATCTCTACTCTGCATTTAACCGACTTGTCCGATTCTCAACAAGAACCGGAATTGACTTTCCCAAAGCACTAGGCTACCTCCTCAGTAAAATGAAGAGGCTACTCCCAGTGCCAAGGTGGTCAAATATAGACTCGGGTATCCACGTACCTTTGGCAGTGGCTCGCTCTCACCTTCGCTGGGACCATAGTACACAATCATATTGTTACTATGAACTCCTCGCTCGGGCTGAGAAGATGCGTTTCACTGATTCGGGTAATGTTGTTGTACCTAGACTACACAAGCCTCGCGTATATAACCCTTCAGGTTATCTCACGAGTATTATGCAGGGTTCGGTTAACCAGTCTTCTGTTGGTCTTCGTGGTAGAAGCCAGCTTAGGTACTGGACAAAGCGGCG